CGGTTCATATGGTTTTTCTGTTTGCTGTGCCATAACTTGTTCTATAACTTCGTTTACATTTTCAACAGTTGGTTCTATACCAGCATCTTGTAAATATTCTGCTGCTCTTGCTGCAAGGCCACTAAATTGTGTGCTTTGCGTAAAACTTACATCTTCTCCTTCTGCATATCCTGGTCTAAGAGAAGCTATGCCACCTCCTGCGAAACCTTCTGGATAGTAATAAGGATCTTCTTTGTCTTCGTATATTTCTTTTATTTGATCAGGATCAAAAAATTCACCAAAACCAAATCTACCAGGATTACGACCATAAAACATATTGAGTGGTGGTCTGTATCCTCTTGTAGGATTTTCTTCATCACGTGGATTAAATAAAAATTCACCTGCAGCTGATGCACTTGGTAGTATACCGTAAGCATAGTTACCTAAACCTTTAGTTCCAAATTGTCCTGTTAATGCATTTTTAAATTGACTTGCAAATGTTTGTGGTGCTCTTTCAGCTGATATTTTAGCAAGCTGCGCTAAGGTATTCCCTGTCATTCCTGAACTAGCTGCTCCAGAACCGCTTGTTATAGCTGCTTGTGTTGCTGCTTCTTTTGCTGCTGCAGCACCAGGTGAAAATAAACTTCCTAATCCTGATGTGGCTGCGCCAGTTGCTGCACCTATGAGTGCACCTTTTAATGGGTCTCTACCCTGTATGTATGCTGAACCTCCACCAACTCCACCTCCAATTAATGCTGCTAATAATAATGGATGCATTATATGTCTCCTGCTTTACCTTCTAATATTTTGTGAATTGCTGCACTAATAACTACATCTTGTCTAATGTGTTCTGCTTTAGTGTCAGTTGCAGGGTTAGCAACATCGTCATCAGCTTCTTTAGCTGACCCATATTCCTGTCCTGTTACAGTGTTTGTAATAGTTATTTCAGCCGGAACAACAATCTTTGGTACCTGTTCTCCGTTGATCTCGACGTACTCTACTACTCCGTCATCATTTATAGGCATAATTTCTCCTTATAGCAAGTATTTTGTGTATTTTCAATCATTATGATATCTCCAAAAAAGTTACATACACGTTTACTGGTTGCGCATTTGTGTTAATTTTTAGCACATCTGTTGCCTCTAACACATTTGTGTCAGAAACAAAGGTTTTTGTAGCATTATTAGCCAAACTAGCTTCATTATCTATTGATATAGCATTTACTTTCATGGTTACATTTGCAGCTCCGCCACTAGCGTTAAATACTTTCACTGTTTTTACTATGGTGGTCGTAGCTGTGGGGCAAGTATATATTGTATTATCACCTGTACTAGTTAAAGCAGATATTACTCGTTTATATGTATTGGCCATTAACTTAAAAACCAGGCAAACGCCTCGTCCTCCTCTCTCAATGTTTCTGGTGTATAAGAACTATTTAACAATTGTATTAGTAAATCCAATGATAATATCATTCTATCTATTTGATCTTTGTCATAAGAATCTGGTGCTTGAGGTAGTCTAGGTATATTTATTTGTGCCATTATCTCATACCATCTGGTTGTACGTCTGCTCTATATGTACCATATCTCCATTTAGTATCTATGGCAGAACTTGTTATTTTTAAAGATGCTTGTCTACCACGTGCACGCGTATCTATTTTTGTGGTTGTAGGTGACACTGTAAAAGGACCATTGGTTGTAGCAGTAGAAGTTGGATATAATTTAAAGTTTAATTCTACATCTACATTTCCTAATTGATTTTTAAAATCAGGTATAAATCTTTTTATGGACATAAGTCTTTCTCCTGCCTCTGGTATTACAAAATCACCAGACGTAATTGATGAAGACAAAGCAATACCGTCAGCATTGTTGCCATTTTCATGACTATATAAAAAACTTCTACCAGCAGTAAGACCAGTTATTGTACTAATAGTAGATGCTGTGCTAGAATTTTCAAATTCTATAGCTTGTGGAAATCCGTAAACTCCTTTATCAAACCAAGATGATCTAGCAAGACTGCCAACATACCATACATTTTCTAAATAATTATATGTCACAGATCTATCTATAACGTTGGATCCACTAGAACAATAAAACCATGTAACCTCATTAAACTCCGTGTTAAGACCAGCAAATGTGTCTTTTTGTGATGCTTCATCTATATCTGTAAATACATAATCTTCGACACTACATGGTATTTTTTTTACTGAACCATCAAATACAAAGAAAGAATCATTTCCCATCCAAAATGACCTACCGTTAGTTTCTACTGCTGCATGTAAACCAACACATCCACAAGCAGAACCTAGTTGTTGAAAGCCAAATACAAATGGTGCACCTATTAATTGCATTTGATACAATGCAGTATCTGACCACACCAATACAGCACCACGAGAACGTTTAGCTGTTACTAATTTAGAGCCATCTGTAAGTCTTTGTGAACCTGCTGTGTTCGTAGCTGTAGGTGTCCATGTAGCTGGATCTTCTTGGTCAGACCAACGAAGAAACATGTCGTCTCTTGTAGAAGGTGTACCTATTGTTGTTTCTGTGCCAAAACATATTACGTGTCTATCCGTACCAGAAACTAAAACAAATCTAGTAGAAGTAGGTGCACCAGAAACTTGTGTTCTATTTGCACGTTGAACTGTTGATGTACTAGCTGATGTATCCCAGTAGTATAAACTGCCATTAAGTTGTTGTGCTAATACGTCTTCACCCCAAGCATCTAAAGACCATTTACCAGAATCAAGTTGTACACTGTTTGGTGCTGCAAGAGCTGCACGAGATTTATTCCAACCAGGTCCTCCTGACACTCCTCCGTAAGGTCCTGCACCCCAACCATATCCTAATAAAGAAAAAGGAGGTGTAGTATTTATTTGATATTCTGCTGTACCTGTTCTACCACTAGCGCCAGAACTAGAAGCTGCTGCTTTTGCAACGATAACATAATTGTTTGTATCTGTTACAGATTGTATTTCAAATTCACCTTCTAAATTACTAGCTGTAATGCCGTTTGCTGTTCCTGATACACTTGATATTGTAACAAAATCACCTTCTATAGCACCGTGTGTGCCGTCTGTGACTGTAACAGATGTAGATCCTGAGGTAGTGGTAAATTCTGTAATAGATGCACCACTTACCCTTATTGGAGTAATATCGTGAAAAGCTTGGTTTTGATACACATATAATTTTTTGTTTGTACCTGTCATTAAGTATTGATCACCATCAAGAGAAAACCAATTTATAATACCACGTGCTGCACCTACCAATGCTTCTGGTGTAGTTTTTTCCCAACCACCTATTTTTTCTGGTAAACCATATCTAAAACGAACATTATCGCAATCTATCCAACGACCTTCTGCACCGTATTCAGTGTTTTGTTTATCTATACCTGGCGCTACTTGAATTTTTATAAGCGTCATTCAAGCTCCTATGTTGCGTTATCGTAAAATCTTATCCAACGTTCTGTACCGTTTATTCTTACTCTTATTGCACCAACTTTATTTGCAGATGTTGCTGTAGAGGAAGATAAACTTTTTGATGCATCACTAGCTGATGTGCCAACAAAGTTGGTAAATGCATAATCTTGATCTAATTGTTCTAATTCTAAAACTGGTTGTGCTCCTGAAGCAGAAGCTTGTCTAGCATGTAATTTTGCATTTGGAGATCCAATACCTATACCAACACGATCAGTGCTTCCATCTGTTTGTAGAAGAGTTGTGTCTGTGTCACCTTCAAATATGGCATCTACTGCAGCACCTGATTGGTTAAATGTAAAAGCACCTCCATCAAATGACACATCACCTGTAACAGTAAGTGTACCTGATAATGCCATGTTAGCTAAATTTTCTGGTATTTGAAATGCTGATGTACCGTCAGTGTAAATTAAATGTATTGCACCAGATGTAAGTGTTACAGCTGTGCCACCTGATGGTCCAAATGTTAAAGCATGTCCAGCTCTTGTTGTGGCATCTTTTATTATGTACCAGTTAGGATTTGCTTCACATGTAAGTGCAGTAGAACCTGAAAGTGTGCCTGTTAAATTAAGAACTGCTCTACTTTGTTGGTCACCTGTGCCACCACTAGCAACAGTTAATGCTTGTGATGTACCTGTAATAGAAACATTTGCATATCCTTTAATTGCATTTTCTATTTTTTCT